TTCTCAACCATTATTCGCCCAGCACTATCTGACAGAAACGGCTGGTGGGTGTTTGCATCTACTCCACGAGGAAAGAATCTATTCCACACAGAATATAAACGAGGTCTCACCCTTCCAGAGCGGTACTACACGCTACTTCTGCGGGCTTCGACCAGTGGACTTATCAGACCGGACGAGCTCCGAGCTCTACGGGATGACATGGACCCCGAAGAGTTCGCCCAGGAATATGAGTGCTCCTTCGACTCCGCCCTTAAAGGTGCTATCTATGCAGACGAGATCAATTCCGTCTTCTACGAGAATCGGATAGCACAGGGGCTGTACGACGCCGCTCTAAAAGTAAATGTAGTATTTGACCTTGGATTTACAGATGCGACAGTAATGATCTTCTGGCAAGAGGATCATCAAGGTAATATCAGAGTTATACGTGTCTATGCAGCTAGTGGTAAGGATATTCTCCACTATATAGGTATATTGTTCGAGCTAGGCGACAATTTGGGCGAAGTGTATCTCCCCCACGACGCCAGGGCTCGTAATCTGCAAACAAAGAAGTCAATAGTTGAACAGTTTCTACAAGAAGGCATCCGCCCCAATCTGGTGCCAGATCATAAAGTAAAAGACAGACTTGCAGCTACTCGTAAAGTGTTTCCGCTGGTGTACTTCGAGGAAGATGAGACGGAAGACCTGATTGAGGCCCTTAAAGGTTATCATAGAGAGTGGGATGAGACACACCTAATCTTTAGTGATAAGCCCCTACATGATTGGTGCTCCGACTATGCTGACGCTTTTGGGTATATGGCGGTGGTTTGTAAAAGAAGACAACCTCAGTCCGTACTTGACGCTGAGGTGGAAAAAAGACTTGGGTATAGTCTTGACGAGTTGTATCTTGATAATGTTGACCGCCTGACGACTAATCGAAGGATATAATGGGTAGTAATGCGTCTCGTGGCATGATACGTGGTCTGACTGCAGACCTCGTTGGGGGTCCTGTCGACCTCGCTACGGATGTAACTAACCTCGGTGTAGCTGGTTCGGGCTATTTGGCACACAAGTTGGGCCTCATAAAAACGCCCTGGGACCTCATCGACAAGAAAGACGTACCACTAAGCTCAGATTGGCACGCCAAAAACACCCCATTAGAGGAAAAAGAAGGTGAAGGCGAGGGCTATGACAAAGCTCGTTTGGGTGCAAATGCTCTCACAATGGCATTGCGCGGCATGGGTCGGACTCCGACTAGAGACAGCACCCCCGCTCCAGGGTCACCGGAAGCACAAAGAGGCGCATTATACCTCAAAAATGGTCAACCGCAGGGCGAAGACCTTGCTATGTACCATAGTACCGAAGGTATTATGGGCTTGCCAAGCAAATATGCGATGAAACAGACGCCAAAACCACCTCTTAAGGAGCTTACACATCCATCTTTTGCTATTACGTCTGATAGGGGCAACTTTGAACCTGCAATGAATGCTTTCGGTGGAAACATTCTCATTCCACATCCCAATGCGCTTGACCCAAAAAGGACACCGACAGTCATAAAGGCGCATGATTTCTACACACCACGTCATGGTATGTCTTCGGAGGCCAAGACACGCAAGATTTATGACGAGTCTGGATTACCACAGGAGCCGCATTACCTTGCTAGTGCAAGATTGGAGGACAAATTTGGACGACGGTACCCAAAAGGTGGTACAGGTGCTGAAGCAAATGGTTTGCAGTTCCTCGAGCCATCGGGTATGTCGATGGGGACTACACCGAGGTTCCAAAATTATGAACACTTCGAGAAAAGTCCAAAAGGAGCCGCGCGTCTTCGTCAGTATGACCCAGATAATCCACCTGAGCTGCTACGGAATAACTATGACGTGCTTACTGACGAAGACATGTCTCGTATAGCACAATTGAAGGGACTAGATCCTGAAAGACACGGTGTGCAGCTTGCAAATCAAGTACAAAGTAGAGCTTTAGATCCAAGTTATTGGAAGGGTGTCAAAGGTGTAGACCCTGAAGAAATTAAAGGCATCATAGAACGACTTCGTGAACACAAGAAGGGTTTAATTGACTATTCACCATCGGATTACGCTGAGGTAAAGCGATATGGCCCAATGGGGCTGAACAAAGATAACATTTTGGCGTATATTGCTGATACTAGTGATAACGACCGAGAATATAATCTTGCAAAGAAAGTTCTAGGGAAAAAGGGTATTGACATATACAGAACTGAAGAATTCAGTGATCCACGTGAGATGCACAGCGTTATTGCTGGTTTGCAGACACAGGCACTTCGTCGTAAGGGCAGATAATGGATAAAGCACCAGTCATTAAAGACCCGCATGAGATGGAACCGCACAAGCGGTGGATAACTGAGATTACTTATGCGGAAAGCGAGCTCAAAAAGTTCCACGAACGTGCTCGTAAGGTCACCCGTCGCTACATTGATGAACGGGACATGCTGGATGCAAGCCAGAAATGGTTCAATTTGTTCTATGCGAACACAAGAATTCTCAAAGCGGCTATGTTTGCGCAGATGCCGAAGCCGGATGTGTCTCGCAAGTTTGTTGATTACCAGGACGACTTGGCACGTGTGGGGGCGATGATTCTGCAGCGATGCATAACACCCGATAAGGATGACCCCAGGGACACGTTTAGTGGCACGATGCAGTATGTAGTCCTGGACCGGCTGATTCCAGGTCTCGGTCAAGCCTGGTTGCGTCTCGAGACTGATACGGAAGACGTGACTCTCACCATTGAGGGTACAACCCTAGACGAAGCACACCCGAATTCTGGGTTTGCGACTGGCCAAGCCCCTGACGAGCAAAAGGCTCAAGCTGCTGCCTTACCGCAACCCCCAGCTCCACCTGTGGTGCCGCCGCAACCACCACAACCTCCAATGCCAGCAGGTATGCCACCGAACTTGGGTATTCCAGGTCCAGGGCCTATGCCTGCTGTGCCACCGAATGGTGGCGGCCAGCCGGGAACCGGTGCTGCTGCGATGCCTCCTCTTGGGAACGCTCCGGTTGTACCGCCTGTGCCGCCACCACCTGCTGCGCCTGTGGTCATGACATTTAAGAAGATCACAGATCAGCGGGTGGTCATTGACTACGTATACTGGGAGGACTTCCTTTGGAGTCCATGTCGTATCTGGGAAGAACGTCGTTGGACAGGACGCCGCGTCTACATGGATCATCAGGCACTCATTGATCGGTTTGGCAAAGAGAAAGCCGACAATGTCCCGATGAATTACCGCCCCCTGACAGCGAACATGTCGATGTATCCTGTAAGTACAACGCCAACGAACCAGGCTGTTCAAATGGCATGTATTTACGAGATATGGGACCGCCTTGACAAAAAGGTCTACTGGCTTTGCAAGGATTATGGTGAAATCCTGGATGAAAAGGACGACTTCCTGATGCTGGTCGGGTTCGAACCATGTCCGAAACCGCTGTTGGCTAACATTACCACGTCGAATACGGTCCCGCGGCCAGATTACTACTTTGTTCAAGACCAGTACACAGAGCTAGATTCGCTCAATAACAGGATTACACTCCTCACGAAAGCTGTGAAGGCCGTAGGTGTCTACGATCAGTCTGCCTCGGGTGTCCAGAGGATGCTTTCGGAGGGGGTGGAGAACATTATGATTCCAGTCTCAGACTGGGCTATGTTCGCAGAGAAAGGTGGCGTCAAGGGAGCCGTGGATTGGCTCCCCCTTGAACAGATTGTCTCCGCTCTTCAGAAGTTGTACGAAGCTAGGGAAGCTACAAAGGCGCAGATCTATGAACTTACTGGGATTTCTGACATCGTCCGGGGAGCAAGTAAAGCCTCAGAGACTCTTGGTGCTCAGGAGATCAAGGCCAAGTTTGCGTCTGTCCGCATTAAGGATACGCAGGATGAGATTGCTCAATTCGCAAGTGAGATGCTACGGCTTAAAGCCGAGATTATGGTCAAGCACTTTGACCCTGAAATTCTGAAGAGGAAAAGCAACATCCTTAGGACTGATGATGCCGAGATGGCAGATGAAGCAATTGAGATGCTTCAGTCTGAGGAGGGCTTTGAGTGGCGTATTACTGTCACGTCTGACCAGCTGGCACAGGCTGACTACGCCATGGAGAAACAGGACAGGATTGAGTTGTTGAGTTCTGTGGCTGGATACCTGCCGCAAGCAACCTCAATGATTCAACAGGCGCCTGAGATGGCCCCACTGCTTATCAACATCTTGAAGTGGGTGGTCTCTGGCTTTAAAGGTGCACGTGACATTGAAGGGATGCTCGATCGTGAACTCGATTCTCAACTCAAAGCCCAGCAAGCAAAAGCAGGACAGCCTCCTGAGCCAACCCCAGAAGAAAAGAAAGCCGATGCCGAAATCAAGCGAATTGAAGCAAAAACCCAAGGAGACGCTAAGTCTGCCCAAATTAAACAAATGAGCGATGTCCAGACAGCGAAGACGAAACAACAAACTGCTGTCATGGACATGAAGCTTAAGCAAGCTAAGGGTCAGCAAG